TAAACCAACACTACGAGCAACAATCCGAACGCTTCAACGTGAAGCCGGGAAACTAAAAAGGCAAGTTGAGAATCTACAGAAAAGAAACAAGGAGCAAAAACAATGGATCACGAAATTGACAAACAAGACTCACGAAGCAAGGAGGGCGGGGAAATGAGCGAACGTAAATACCGCACGCCTACAGAGGCCGACATTGGAGAGCGAATCGAAGTGACTGACGACTGGTCGATCGCTAAAGGTATCATCTGGCACAGGCGAACGCTACGTTCGATCGCTTGCGCGTCATACCCGTTTGTGACCGACACCGGAGCTGTTTGGCGATACGCAAGAATCGAGGTGCAAGGTGAGTGAAATCAAAGTAGGCGATAAGGTTTGGGTCTTGTGCGAGGTTGCTATGGTCTACAGAGACCGGGCTTATGCTTACATGGATATCAGGCACGGCGGCGCGGTCTTTGAAGCGAAGCGAAGCGACTGCCGACCCGTCGAGCCAGCCAACTCTCCAGAAATCCCGGATAGTTCGAGCGAGCCGATGCGGGAGGCGTTTGAGGTTGAATTGATTCAGGAAATGGCATGGGACCAAAGTTATTTTGGCCGAGACGAAAATGGATATTTTGATGCTCAAATTGAAATTTTATGGGAAGACTTTCAATCTAGACCTAAGCACCAATCAAAACCCCTAGCTCCTAGCCCCTGCATGGATGGCGTGGATGTCGATCAGTTTGTCGATGGCATCATGGAGGCAAGAGGGCGAACCGGCGAGCCTTTGCAAGTTGGCGATGCGGTGCGATTTGTTTCGCCTGGGCACAATCGGCATGGGGCGAAAGGCGTCTTGAAATCGATCCACCACGGACCGAAGAACGCTTACCTATTCGTTTCTAATTGCGGCCAATTCCATCGCTATTGCACGATCGAGGAACTAAAGCGAGTCGACCAAGCCGACCCCATCGACATTAAAGGCTCGATGGCATCGCTCGACGGGGCCGACACGATCCAGGAAGGTGATTTGCAGTGGACCGACAGAGACGGCAAATACAGACTATGCAATTTCACGATCGGGATGCGGGTCCACGATGCGATCCAGCGGGGCAAGGCCCACGGGGAAAAATGGGTGTTCTATCGAAAGTTTCGGGAGGTGGGCGAATGATCTACCTAGGCATAGACCCAGGGCCGGTCGAAAGTGCGTTTGTTTGGTGGGATGCTGTAGCGGAAAAGGTTATCAGGCTCGAATCGATTCCGGTGTTCAAGCTCGGATCGTTTGAGATTGGGCCGCTACTCAAGGGTGTTGATCACGTTTCCATCGAGTGGATAGAGTGCTTCGGAATGGCGGTAGGTCAAGAGACATTTCGCACAGTGGCGGGCATTGGCTGGTTTGCGTCGCTCTTGTACGATCGCAGTTGGCACTTGCGCCTTGTCCCGCGTCGATCGGTCAAGCTACACCTGTGCAATTCGATGAGGGCCAAGGATGCCAACGTCCGGCAGGCTCTTATCGATCGCTTCGGGCCGGTCGGAACCAAGAAGCAACCGGGCAAGCTCTACGGCGTGGCAACTCACTATTGGGCGGCTCTCGGCGTGGCGGTGTACTCGGCCGACGTATTCGACCCGTCGCAGTTTTGGATCGAGGATTTACGGAACAAGGCAGGCAAATAATGGAACGCAAGAACATTTCGCAGCCCGAGGAAGCTTGGGCGGCATGGAACAGGCAAGCGGCAGCGATGGACATGACCCTAAGCGGACTGATTTTTGAGGCCATGAACGAGCATTTAGGGCTATTCCTGACGCGCAAAACCAAAAAGCGGCCAAAGTCCAAGCCGGTGGCTCCAAAGCGGCAAAAGCGAAATTTGGGCCCCCGGTGATTGTCAAGCCCCTTGACTGGGGATAAGATGTTGGAAAGGAGAAAATTATGAACTTAGGCGAACTTGTCAAAAGCAAGCGATTTTGGGCGGCAGCGGCTACGATTGCCGTCGTTGTCCTCAAGGATCGCGTACCACTCAGCGAAGATCAGATTCAGCAACTTGTTTGGGTTATCGGGGCATGGATCGTAGGCGATTCAGTCCGACCCTTGCCCAAGCCCGATGAGGTGGCATCGTGACATTTCTTGAGCGACTCCAGGAAGCTACCAAAGCCCACGAAGCGACCTTTGCCCAGTGCTACGCCGAGGCAGACGGCAATGAGCGAAAAGCCAAGCGGTCGCTAAGGCGCAAGCTGTTCTCGGCGTACCGAAGCGGGCCGATTGTCGGTCTTGATCCAGCTACAATAGCCTTGATTTTCGCGCTTATCAAGTTGGCTTTCGAGGCTTGGAAATGGGCCAAGGACAACGGCTATCTTAAAGGCTACGAATACCAAGCAGTGCCTTTGCAAGCCATGCTATTGGCAGCCTATAACGCAGGCGAATTCAAGGAGACCGTCGAGGCCCCCTTGCTGCTTGAAATGTTCGACGACGACGACGAATAACCCCTAGCCAACCCGAACTTTACCGTTGCAAATAGGGGCTCGGTGAGTTGGCAGGGGGCAAAATGGAGTGACGGATGGCGAAGAAAGAAAACAACTGGATTCCTTGGGCTATCATCGCGGGGCTTGTCCTCTATGCGGCTAGCCAACAACCAAAGGGAGGGGGTGATCCATCTAAGCCGGCGGGGGTAACTGCGGTTGTCCGGTCGACGATCCCATCGATCAGGGCGGCGTACAAGCAGGCTTTTCTTGATGCAGCGGCGAAGATCGAAGACGGGACGATTGCCAATCAAGAGCAATGGACCAAGTTTATTGCCGACAATGCAGGCGGCAAGAATCGCGAGGCTCTGGATAAGGTCTACATGGCGATCGATGAGTTAAAATTGCCAGTGACGTTTGCGGGGCGTGAAGCAGAAATAGCACGAATAAACAAAGAAATAGCGAGTGCGTGGTAATGACTGAAATCGGATTAATTACTTGGTACATCGTTCAGCTTGTCCTATGGGCAGGGCCTTTCGGCGTGGGGGCGTTTCTGACTCTGCTGACAGGGGCGGCGTTCTTCGCGGGTTGCTCAATGCGACCCAAAGCCGATAAGCCGATGGGGGCTGCAAAGCTCGACCATATCAAATACGACATCCTCCCCGATGGCACGCTAGGCCCGGGTGACAATCGAGGGCTGGAGGGGCCGGAATAATGGCATCGAACGGACCTCCCCCAAAACCCGATATGCGATTTGCCGTATCGCCTCCGCCCCCAATGAAGAGTGCGGTTGCAATCGCTGTCAGAGAGCGAGTTTCCGTCCGAATGGATGCGGGAAACATTGTCGTGACGGGATTGCTTGGCATTGCTCTCGCGTCGGATGGCTCAAGGGTGGAGGATGGCGAATGAAGCGGGCAAGGCAGATATCCGCGGTTGTGGCTTACGTTGTCGTCTGGTTCGCGTTTCTGCCGTTTGCAGCTATCAGGGTGTTCGCGGAATGGTTGGTTGATAGTTTGGCTATCCCGATGCTCGAAAGCTTGGAGGTAATCGCCAATGACGACTGAGTTTACCGGCTACGACCCCACAATCGAAAACCGCGACGAGATCGCTAACACAGCGACCCCGGTACTGTTTGCGCTCAGCGACGTTAAGGCTCCCGAAGAGATCGACCCAAGGCCACTAGTAAGGCACGACGACCAAGCCAATATGGGTTCCTGCGGTGGGTTTGGCAACACAAACAATGGCGAGGGCCTTTGGGGGTTTGTGACGGGCTCAATGAGCAACGAACGGCAGTTCAGCCAGCTATACGCTTACCTAGAGGCACAGCGGCTTGATGGGTTGCTAGGGTCCGATAAGGGCTCGACGATTAGCAGCGGATTGAAGGTGGCAAAAGCAGGCTACCTGGAGTTAAAGCATCTCCCGTATCAGACCCCCTATCCCCGCAACGCCCGAACCTTGGTAACGGATGAAATGCGGGCTATCGCCAACAGGCCCCAAGGCTTTCGGATTCGCTCCCATGCTTGGCTCGAATCCTACGACGACATTTTCAAATACTTGGCATCGCATGCGGGAACCGTTTATCCTGGCACTCCGTGGAACGATTCGTTTTATGGGCGAAATGGGGTACTTGAGTCGGTAAGCTTTACCAATCGCGATGGTGGCCATGCTTATGCCTTTTTGGGCTACAGCAAACGCAAGGACCGAAGGGGCAGGAACTACCTTTGGAGGCTCAATAGTCACAGGCAAGACTCCTGGACCGAAGTTTCCCCCGAGGTTATCGACGCTCTTTGCCGGCATCAATGGAGCTCTATCGTAGGGATGAGCGACTTGCTGACCCCTGGCCCGAACCGGGTTCTTTGGAAGGAATCGAGGCCACTAGGATGAACGAAAAAGGGAGTTCAATCTTGTTAATACTTGCACTTGGTTTGCTTTATTGGGCGTCGATTCCTACGGTCGCTCCGGACCCTACTCAATGCGACTTGCTGGACACGGCGCCGTTGATTGAGGAGGTCGCAACTGTCAAGGAATCCTTTACAGTTCAACCTGTCGACCCGCAGCCAAGCCCCTCGGACAAGCACGAAAAGACCAAACGCGAAATCCTGATTTTTGTCTCTGCGAATTGCCCCCCGTGCGATCGATGGAAGCGGTGTGAAATGCAGCGTTTTATGGATGCCGGATGGTCTGTTGGCATCGTCGAGGTTCATTCTTACGGGATTACGCCGACCTTCGAAATCGAATCGGGCGATAAGAAAGCGACGATCAAGGGCTACACAACTTTGGAACAGGCAGCGGAGGCGGTGCGATGATGTTTTTATTGGCTCAGATTACCTCCAACGACAACCTTTTGCTTGGGATTATTACCACGGCAGGCGGTGCGATGGCAGGGGCGATTGTCCACTTGTATTTTCGCGACGCGACCAAGAGCAAGGAGCTTGTGGACATGGTTTCGGTCGAGTTCACGGAATGCAAAAAAGATCGCGATGAATTGCGGAAATTGTACTACGAGCTAAAAGGCAATCTCACAGCGATCAGCAAGGAGCAACGATGAGCCAACTTTACACCAAGCTCTGCCCGAAGCTCAAAGAGCCAAAATTCGCGACAATGAGCGACTTAGAGGCGTTGCTTGCGATCCAATCTGAGATGGTTGCGGTTCGAGTTTTGGTCCCGACGGCCAACATCATTACGCACGCCACAACCAACGGCTACCGGGCGAATCTCGAGCTAGCCAAAAGCGACCCGGCTAACCCATGCCGATCCATCGCGATCAATATCCTGAGCTACATCGACTCGATGAAAATTCAGAACGTCGATATGGACCTGCCGGAGACCCAGGGCATGTTGGGGGCTATGGTTCAATGCGGATTTGCTACTCAAGCCCAAGTCGCAAGCCTCGACGCACTAGCCAACAAGCAGGTAACTTGGTGCGAGTCCGAAGGATTGCCCGAAATCGGCCTCGGCCACATCATTTCAGCGAGGGAGATCAACAATGGCGTTGCCTGATACGTTTAAGGTTTCCCAAGGGACTGCTATTGTTTGGGGTGAGGCAGGGGCCAGCGGCGTAACTCACACGCTTTCCCTCGATGCTCTTGCCGATGGTGCAGCGCGTCAAGGGGCCTCGGCTGACCTAGGTGCGGATTGGGATCGAGATTACGCCGTCTACCTAGTCGCTGAAACCGGGACGGCTCCAACGGCGGGAAACGTCGTCGATCTGTATCTAGTAAGTTCGCATAACGGAACCGACTGGCCGGCGAAGGTTACGGGCTCGGACGCAGCTTACACGCTCGGGACCGGTGACGCCAATTTGCGGCAGGCAGGGGCTCCGGTCGTTAGCCTATTTGCGACCAACGACGCCAACACTGTGCTTAGACAGGCTCCGGTTGTTTGGCGTCCAGCGGGGCGATACGTTGCTCCGATTTTCGACAACAACTTGGGCCAAGCG